TGCCGTTGTTCCGGACGATCGAATCAAAACGTGCGAGCGATACCAGCTCGTCTTTCGTCAACTTGTCAACGGTCTTCATTTTGGAGAAACCTCTTTCGGTGATATTTCCTGGGTTTCTCCGAACCTCAATGGATACTGCTGTTGAACTGCGCCCCTCTTGGAATCGGGAGCCTGTTTGGGTCCGGTCGGCACACGTACCAGCCGGACCTCAATGGGTTCTTTGCAACGCTCGCAAAGGAAGCAACCGGCGATTTGGCGGTACCGGTTGATCTTGGCGATGAGCTTGTTACAGGGTTTCGTGGGGTCGTCTTCCCGGGGCTTCTGGCACCGGAGGTCTTCCCCCACGATCACCGCCTTACCTTTCGCGACTGCCGGTAGCAGTTTCATAAACGTTGTTTACTGACTGTCCGTCACGACTTAACACATCACTTTGACGTATACGTAGGTCGCGTACTCGTCGTGGATCGGCTTGTTGAGATCCTTGGCCATCCGGAAGATGCCGTTGCCCGACAGGTTCAGTTGATAATCGAGGCCGCGGGTCGCGCTGCCGCCCATCATCATCTGCACCGGGTGCGATTCGCGCCAGGGGCCGACCAGCGTCTGGGCGCGGTCGAACTGGGTGCGGACGCGGTCCAGATAGTTGCGGATCGGGTACAACTTCTCCACGCCCAGCACGCGGCCGACGATCTGGTCGGGCTTGTGCACGGCGGGGTCGTACGGCGCGTAGTTGCCGCATTCGAGCGAGCCGAACTTGTCGCTGGCCACGACGGAGCAGCCGGGGAAGAGCTGGCCATAGTTGCGGCCGGCCTTGCCGGTGAAGTGAGCGAACGAGCGGCTCCAGTCGTCCTGGATGTAGCCGGCGTCGGAGAGGCCGTCGGCGTCCGCCAGGCCTTGCAGGGTCGTGGGGGACTCGCCAACCCAGGGCATGCGCAGCACGAAGGCCGTGCGGATGGCGGTGGCCATCTCGTGCATGTAGTTGTGGATGGTGAACTTAGTCGGGTTCATGCCGTCGTGCACGTAGAGCATGCCACCCACGGTGCTCACGATGTCCACACCACCGATGTACTGGAACGTGTTCTTCAGGGCATAGCCCAGACCGCGCGCCACGGCGCCGGGGATCAGATCGCAGGTCTTGGCGAACACGATGTCATCGGCCGTCACGGACACGCCCTCGGCAACGTCGCCGGCAGCCGCATCGGTCGGGCAGGCCATCACGACGTACTCGCCGGCGCTGCGCACTTTCTTGCCGGTTGCGGCATTGTAGGCGAACCCTACATCGTCCTGTCCGTACTTCACGATGCAGTAGCCGCCGCCGGAGGCCTTGGTGCCGGTGTCGCCGGAGCGGAAGCCAGCCGGGATCAGCCCGCCGGACTTGTCCACGCCGACCATGTTGCCCGTCGAAAGAACGACGCCAGCCGCTACGGGATGGCCTTCGTCACGACGCCGCATGGGAAGCCAGGGCGCCGGGTAGCCGACGGGGAGGAAGGGTTGCAGCGGCTCGGAAGCATCCAAGTCCGGGGTGATAAAGCCCAGACGATCTTTGCCGTACTGCGTCCCGCGATAGTTGTTGTTCACGTCAAACATATTCGTTACTCCGTCTTGGTGGATTGGTCTTTCAGGCGACGGTAGATATCCACCGAGGCCGTCCTGCGCATCGACCGCAGGTCATCGAGATTTGCCAGCGGGCGTTTGACGGTGCCTTCGCCTCTGGGGGCGTCGGCGGGAGGGGCTTCCTTCCCGGGCTCGTCAACGTGGCTGTCCGCCACCGTCGCGCTGTCACTCACCTCACGGGCAGCGACCTCTGTGCCTGCGGCTGGCGGGACTACCGCCGCATCCGTAGCAACCTGGGTCTGTTCCGTTGAGGGCGCCTCAGGGATCTTGCCGGCCAGTTTCTTGGCCAGGTCCTTGAGGCTATCCTGCAGGCTAACGAGCTGGCGGCCAGCGCGTTCGTCGATTTCCGCCTGAACTTGATCCGCGCTCAAACCAGTGAAGCCCGCTTCATTGGTGAGCACGCTGTACATGACGATCTGGGTGGCGATGGCGCGCTTGTAGTCCGCCATCAGGATCTTGTTGGTAGCCACCAGGGCGGTGTTGGAATCCTTGGACCGCTTGGCCGCGCCTTCGTAGGCTTCGACGCCTTCGTGCAGGCTGTCGAGCTCGCTCTTGTTGACGAGAACTTCGTCGTTGGAGGTGACCCGGCCCTTCATATAGGAGAGCCAGCTCTCGGCAGAGAGGACTTCCATACAGGCGCCCATCGCGCTGCGGAACATGCTCTTCTCACTGTCATCGGCCATGGCGTCGTAGCAGGCGCGCGTCGCGTCCAGATGCTTGACGATCTTCTCGCCGTTCTTGGAGTCTTTCAGGAGCGGAGTGACCGTGGCCCACGGCTTGTCGGAGGCCGCGGCATCGGTGCCTGAGATCGGTGTGGAGGCGGGCGCGCCCGGGTTGGGGGTCTCGGCCGGCGCCGGGTCGGCGATCTTGTCGGTCAGGACGGGAACCGCCAGGCCAAACGCAGCGGCGTCGGCTTCGAGCGCGGCTACGAACTCGGCGCGCTTGTCGACCGCCAGGGCCTTGAAGACTTCCGGGGCGGCAGCGATGCGGGCTTCCACCATCTCCTTTGTCAGGCCGACGACTCCGTCTTCGTTCCAGCCGTTCTTGGTGATCTTGGCCTTAAGAGTCGTGAGCAGCCGCTTCGCGTCCGCGTTGCCTTCAAGCTCGGTGCGCAGCTCCAGGGCTCTCTCTTTGGTCAGGGTCTTGCTGTTGATTTCGGCGCGGATGGCGTCCAGTTCCATATCGGTGTCCTTTTCGTCCGACACGATTTCGATGTCGGACTCGAGCATGTCGGCGGCGGCCGCCGAAAGAGAATCGGTTGAGTGAAACAGGCCCATCTCTTCATCGAAGGATTGGCCCAGCATGAATACGCGCATGGCCATACTGTCCTTCGCGCGGTTGATAACTTCGGTGTTCTTGACGCCGGCAAACGGGTCCGCTGGGTGCGTTACGAAACTGCACTCGTCGTATTCGAAGTTGCCGGAAATGACAAAACACCGGCGGCCATCCACAATGGAGCCAAGCCGGTGTTCGCACTTCCCGTCGGTAGACCAGTTCTGATGGCAGATCGAGCAAATGGCGGCGTCGGTGTTGAAGCCCACGCTGACCGTCGCATACTCGCCGCGCTGCACTTTGGCGATGGCGTCCGGATTGGTGACGTTGAGGCCCAGCTCGATATGGCCCAGGCCGCTGAAATCGCGGTTGCGCTTCTGCAGGGTGTCGTACACCCAGTCGACGCTCTTGAAGAGGTCAAAGCGTTTGTTGGACGTGCTGTCGTAGAAGATCAGGCTCTTCACGTTGGCGTGCTGGCTGACATATTTGTAGGAGTCGTCCACGTACTTGGCTTCGATGACGCGTCCCACCGGGTCGCAGTCTTCGTCGTGGCGGAGCAGGACTGGCTTGTTGTAGCGGGTCTTGCTGGTCCAGGTGTGGCAGCCGTCCTGCATCTTGTCGGGGCGGTAGAAGCGCATGTTGCCGTTGACCAGCGCCGCGTGCGTCGCGTCCACCCAGGTCAGCAGGCTGTAGCCGGTGTCGCTCTTGGAGTCCTTGCACTCGTGGAGGTACTGCTTGCCGCCCTCGGTCGCGCGAATCGAGAACGTCACGTAGTCGCGCATCCGGAATGTGACAGGAGCTCTCATTAGTAGGTCTCGCAGCCGCCGCTCGACTTCGGATTGATCCCAGTCTTGGTGTACGCCTCAAGCTTCAACTGGCCGGTCGACTTGCCTTGGGTGCTGGGTCCGAGGGTGTTGATATACGTTTCTAGGCCCATTCCACGGACGATCGGGGCCATTCTCACTCCGCCTTGCGTGCGCGGAACCGGGCTGTTTGTGCGTGAGGCCATATCTCATTGGCTGAGTAGTATAGGGAGTGGTGGAAAGTTGAAGACCCTTTTACGCCGCAGCGACCTCTTTTTCATCGGATACGTCTTCGGACTCTCCGGGAATCGGGTCCGCCGCCCATGCGCGGAGCGAGGAGTACAGCAAATCGGCCGTATCGAGGGTGTCCTCGTTTCGTACCACGAATGGCAGCATCCAGGCGCGCGCGTCGTGCAGCTCGTCGCCGGGCAGCATATCCTGGATCAGAAGCCACGCTCCGCGGTTCCACTGGTCTACCGTCATGCACTCCGCGGTGCGCAGCTCCTCTTCGAGCTGGGCGAAAGCGTCGTGGATCTGTACCAGCAGCTCCGGATCCTGCGAGCTGCGCGCTTTGTGGGGATCCAGGTTCTTGCCATGCTGGTTAGTGGGCTGCATCAGATTGCTGACAGCCTTGGCTGCGGTCTTGGTCGGCTCGGTGGTGTGCACGGTCTTGCTCGACCCGTTGACGCGCTTGTGGGTAACCTTCACAGACTTCGTGGAGGCCGCGGTGTGAACGGCAGTGGCATGCTGCGCCGTCTGTGCCGACTCCTGCTGCTCCATGGCGTGTTCGTGCTGAACGTCAACGACCTTGATCTGGTTCTTGGTCTTGGCGTCTTCCAGGCCCAGGACGTGCCGCTCGAAGTGCATTTCCTTGCGCTGGCCGTTCTCAACCGGCTTCATCTTCATGCGCTTGCGGTACTCGGTCTGGTCAATGCCGTGGTTGTTGAACATGTTGGCGGCGTGGGTTTCCTTCTTGATCTGGGTGTCCACATCGATCTCGTGGAACTCCAGGCGGACGTCGGCCACCGCGTTCTGCACACTGAGCTGGGTATTGGATTCCTGGAACCATTCTCGGAAGAACTGCATGGTGGCCATGTCGCTGAAGGTGTCGAGGTCGGCCTTGATGTTGTCCTTCAGGTTCTGCGACACGTTCTCGGCGGTGGCGCGGTTGCCCGTGTCCATCTCGCCCAGGTCGAGTCCGCTGACTCCCAAGCCGGTGAAAATGCGGGACTTGTAGTGGGCCAGCATGGGCTGCGGGTCGACGCCCTCTTTGCTCGCGCCGTGGACTTCGACCTTGACGCGCTCGTCGGTCACCAAAACCCCCTCTTTCGGGCAGTTTTGGATCAGGTTCTTGATGACGTCGATCTCGCTGATGCCGTCGGCGGTCATCTGCGCCGGCGCCTCCTCGGTGCCCACCTGGACATGGAACAACGGGAAGAGATGGTTCACCAGCAGCAGCTCGATGTTTTCCTCGAGCCTGCGCAGGGCAAAGACGTCGTCCCGGACACAGACCGTGCGCGGCGTGCCGAACAGGTGGCCTGGTTTGACATCCCACTTGAAGTGGATGATGTCTTCCACGGCGTAATCTTTGTAGGGGCGGCCGGTACCGAAGAACCGCCTCCAGCGGTCGATACGGCCCTTGCCATCCATGAAAGGGAAGATGGTCTGCGGCGGGCAGATCTTGTACCCGGCCACCGGGACGCGATCGTTGTTCTTCTCGTTGGCGTAGCCGCCGGAGGCGTCCTTGTCGCGGATCTTGAGCAGGATGCAGTTGCTGCAGACGTACAGGTTGAACAGGACCTCTTTTAGCAGGCCCTTGAAAGTCGTGCCGGTCATGTAGCCAACCTGGCCGGCGCGCCGGGTGATGTACTTGACGAACTCCTGGTTGTCGCCGACCGTCTCCACGCCGTTGCGGAAGGCCAGCGCCAGCTTGCGGCTGATGCTCTGCCGGTAGTAGGAATCCACGTCGATCAGGGTGTAGCCTTCGAGCAGGTCGTACTCGGGCTCGAGAATGCCGACCCAGCCCCAGTAGCTGTTCAGGATGTCGGTTTCGTTGTCCAGCTTGGTCTTGAAGGACGCAGGGATGGTGGAAGTGGAGAGCTTGTCGTTCTGGCGCTTCTCGTCGCGCCCGGTCACCGTGCGCCAGGTGACTTCCGGCTGGGTAGACCGCTTGCCAATCCCGGCCAGGTTGGGATGAATCTGGTTGCCGGCGGCGTCGTGCATGCGCGACCGGGTTACGGTTCCGGTGACTGGTCCGGTAATGCCCAGGCGGTTGATGTCGCGCTTCAAGCGGGCCTGCAGGCCGGCGATCCGTTCGAGCGACGGCAGTACCTCGGGAACCAGGCCTTTGGATTTGGGAAGCGTTCCGCTGCCGGAGGCAGCCGCCAGCATATCGGTGGTGGGCGAGGACTCTACCCGCTGTGGAACCGCATAGATGCCCGCACCTACTTCCTGGATTCGCTTTTCCGTCACCAGCAGCTTCAGGTTGTAGCGCGCGGTGGTGCGGTTGATCTGCAGCCGGTCGGCGGCCTGCCGGGCGGACATCTGCCCGTCGGTCGTGAGCAGATCGACCAGGGCTTGCAGGAACTTCAGGCGGTTGTCATCCACGGCTTTACGGGTCATAGGGCATCCATGTGAATCTTGATTAGGTCGGCGGAGTCCACCCGGTTGGCGCCGCCGGCGGCGAGGATTGGCACGGTCGCGGCGGGGGGCGCCGGCAGGGACGGCGGCTGGGCTACCAGCATGTTCCCCTGCACCGAGAATGAGGTCCCGCTCTCCGATTTCAGATTGCTGGCGATGTTGCTCATCGCTTCCACTTTCTGAGTCGGGGAGGGCGTATCCACGCTTTGGAGTGACCCTCGCTGCCTTTCTAGTATTAGGTTCTTGATGATATCGACCACGGCGTTGATCGACCGGAGCGATTTCATGAGGTCCAGACGATCCCCGGAACCGGCCAGTTGGCGGTCCATCGCCTTCAACATGCCGTCTTCCACGGTGCGCCGCTTGCGGCTGGCCTCCATCAGGCCCCAGGCCAGGTGCGCCTGCACCAGAGCCATCTCCTTGGGTAGCGTGTCGAGAGCCTTGATGCGTTCCTGCTTGGGCATCTTGTTGGATCCGGAGATGGAAGACCGCATCATGCCGGTCATCCCGCCCTTGGCGACCAGGTAGGCCACGTCGTTGGAGACCTGGGAGACTTCGCCTACCAGGCGATTTAGGGATCCCAAAACCTCAGTCACCGGAGCCAACAGCCGCTGCTCCACCCGGTCCATCAGGCAGTTGAACTGGCCCACCTCGGCGATCAGTCGGGGCATGATCATCATGCCAATCAGGCCCTTTATATCCTTCAGCTTAGGCTTGTGGAACAACAGGATGAGGCCGCTCAGCGTGGACATGACCAGGATCAGCTTGTTCAGGTCGGTGACCAGGTACTGGTTGGCGATCTGGCCCACGTAGTTGTAGGCATCGTCGATGCCGGTCGCCAGGTTGTACATGGCGCCCATCGTCTTCTGGTATTGGTCCAGGCGGGCGTCGACTTCGGCGGCGGTCTGCATGTTGACGTCGATCAACACGGCGTCGGTGGTGGAGAAGATAGGATCGGGGGTACCGGCATTGAAGCTGGCGCTAAAGATCGGAATATCAGGCAGGGCGTTGGTCACTTCGCTCGCCGAGTGGGTGGCGATAGTGGCGTTCTTGACCTGCAGCTTGGAGGTATCGATCAGGCTGGCCAGGCTCTGCTGCTCAGGCGTCATCCACTCCCCGTTGTCGATCACCGTGGATGTCGCGGTTGCCGGCGCGGCGGCGTAGTCGGAGCCATTGAGGACCGGGTACTCCTGCAGGGAACCCACCAGGGAATCGAAGATCAGCTCGTCGTTCTTCAGTTCGCGCATCAACAGCGGGAGCTGGTGGCGGAACTGGCCGGTCTCGGCCATGGCGTCTTCGAAGGCCAGGGTGACCTTCATCAGGTCCGCCTTCTGCATGGGGGATACCTTGATGGGAGAGCTCGATCCCGCCAGCGCCATCTCGGCGCGGGTAATGCCGATCTCGGCGGCGAGCAGGTTGTTGTACATTTCCAGGCCGATGCCGGTCGGCGGCGTGGGCGCGGAGTACAGCCTGGCGAGCGCCATGCCCAGTTCCGGATCCACGCTGTAGTTGGGTTTGATGCCCATGCCTTGGCAGCGCGCGGCGATCAGCGATTCCAGGTACTGCGCCGTGGCTTTCAGCGCGCGCAGGCGATCGATCAGCGCGGCCGCGCGGGAAGCCTTCGCCAGATCGTTCTTGCTGGAGGTGGCAGTGACCGGCAATATAGTTCCAGGCTGGCCAGGTATTGCCTGCGGCAGCGCGGTCGGCGGCGGCGTGTAGTTGAAGACGATCTTGTTGAAACTCATAGGCCCAGCCGTGCGTTCAGATTGGCGGAATTGTCCAGGATCTCGGTCGGCGCCGTGAAAATCTTGGCGAAGCCGTACACCTTTATGAGGAACTGCCCTACCCAGCCGAGCTGCGGATTGCGGGCCAGCGACATCAGGATGTTGCGGTTACGGTCCACCAGCGGCAGGATCGCCGTATAGGCGGGCATCAGGTACATGGCGTTGGTCTGGGAGTAGGTGCGGATCTGTTCGCTCCAATCCTCCAGGCCGTGGAAGTCTTCCTTGAGCAGGCCCTTGATGGCGGCATAGCCGATCTGCTGGCGGGTCAGCCAGTCCTGGCCCTGCGAAATGAAGACCACATCGACCGGATAGTCGAAGTTGGCCAGCTCGGTCGAAGCCATCTGATCGGTGACGGTATTGCTCATCGGGTATAGAGCCCTTTTCCGTTGGCGGGGCCGCGCCGGCCGCCGCCGGCAGCGCCCATACCCATCGCGCGGCCGCCGTTACGGAACATGCTGGTGCGGGATGGGATATTGCCGCCGTTGGTGGCTCCCTGCGCGCCGGCCGCGCCGAAGTTGGCGCTGCGCCGCTGTCCGGCGGATGCCGGCGGGCCGCCGGGATACTCGATGTACGATACCGGCGCGCCCATGGCGCCCTTGCCGATGACGTTGCGCACACCGGCCGCGCCCATGTTGCCAGAGGGCATCACGGCGCGGGAGGGCACGTTGGCCTTCTCCTGCATGGCCTCGCGCGGCGACTGGATTGTCGTCCCGCCGATGTAATCCTTGGGAGCATTCGGTGTGGGTGTGCCCAGGCCGAAGGCAGCGACGTATTCTACAGAGGAGTGGCGCGGTCCCCGGTCGGCAATCTTGGTAAGGCCGAACTTCAGTTCGACGCCGAGCAACGCCAGAACCAAGGCATCCAGATCGTGGTCGCCCACGCGGGATTCATACGTGTTGGCCCAGCCGTGGCGGCTGTAGGTCTTGACGCGGTAGGCGCGGAGCTGTTCTTCGAGCAACGTGTCCCCGTCGGAGAATTCGAAGTCCCCCATCTCGAGGACCATCTGCGCGCCCTCGACCATGAATGGCTTGGTCGGCCGCTCCAGCTCCTGCTTCTGCAGGTATTTGTCGTTGCCGCGGTTGGGGACCAGCTTGTTGGTCTTCATGTTGGCGCCGAAGTCGACGACCTTGATGTCCAACAGGCGCTTGTCGTCCGGATCGTTCGAGTGATAGCCGATCAGCTTGATCAGTTCGTCCTGCACATAACCGAAGCCGGCGTCGATATAGACCCCGATGCAGTGCCACCGCCGATTGAGATCGCGCAGCGTGTCCAGCGTGTCCATGGTGTTGGTGGAGACCGCCGCCAGGTCCACGCACTTGCGCCGGCGGGTTTCGGGATTGTAGCCCACCACGCGCATGCGGGAGCCGGTGCCCTGCCCGTTCCAGTCCACGCCGAGAAAGAACTTCCAGCCTTTCCAGCATTCGTCCCTGGGATTCAGGTCGCGGTAGATGTAGGGCTGTTTGGCGGCATCCACGTAGATGCTCTTGAACACGCCGCCTTCCTGCTCGCCAAACTCGGCCTCGAACTCGTGCTGGTAATTGATGTCGGTGCGCGCTTCCCGGCGGCAGGCTTCTTCCTTCTCCTTGTTCCAATCCGGGTGCCGGGAGGCGGGGAAGTGGAGCTCGCGATAGTCGCCAAACTCCTTGCACATCTGCCAGAAAGTTTCGCGCTTGCCCGTCGGCGTCGACATGCCATGGAACTCGCTGTCCGGAAACCGGCGGAGCAGCGGCATGATGGCCTTGTAGTCTCCCGGGTTGAGGAGATCCTGCTCGTCAATGCACACGCGGCGCGGCGACTGCGATCGCACCACGTCGGCTTCGCGGCCGGACTGCGAACCGGTGGTGAAGATGTTGATGGTGGTGCCGTTGGCGAAGCGGAAGGTGTAATAGGGCTGCTGCCGGGTGCCAACCAAGGCTGATGCCAGGCCCGCGTCGGCCTGGATCATCTGATTGATGTCGTCGAACCACTTCTGCGCCTGGGCTTTGGCCGGGCAGGCGATCAGGGTGTTGTGGCGCCGCCGGGTGGTGGCGACGTGCAGTTCTTTGATGATGGAGATGAGGGTCTTGCCGTTACCGCGGCCCCAGCGGTCCACCTGGCGGGAAGTGGTGCAGAGCAGGGACTCACACTGGTAGTCGCGGGCGATGAAGTATTCCAGGTCGCCGTCGGCATTGGGGATCTTGATGTGGCGGGATGCCCAGTAGGGCACGTCGAGCAGGTCGCGGACTTCCTCTAACGTGAGCTTGGTCTTGGCGGCCAGCTCGATGAAGTCGGGTTGGGAATAGATTCCCTTGCAGGTGATCTTGAAGGGCCGGCCGGGAAACTTCAGCCGGTAAGACTCCTGGCAGCGGACACAGATCTCGTTGCCCAGGCGGCGAAAAAGGGTCGGGTCCAGCGGTTGCCCGTCTGGACCCGTATTTCGTTTCGTGACGAGCCGAAAGAACTCCCCATCAGGCAGCCGCGGGGCTGCCTGTGGTTGGAGAGTCTCTCGGACTGCGTCGGCGGTTTGCATAGCGAACTAACTGTCCGTCCTTACGGAAGAACGATGTAGCCGATGATGACTTCGAGCTGGCCCGAGGTCAGAACCGTGGCGCCACCGCTGCCGAAGTTGTGGTCGGCCTTCACTACGACCGCAGCGTTGTGCGCCGCGAAGGTCTTGGAGAGGTACTCCAAGCTGTCGAGGAAGTTGTCGTCGCTGACCGAAGCCATGAGGTCCATGGAATCGGCGTAGAAGGCCTCGTCGGCCGCCACTACCGCGCCACCGATCTGGGGACCGAGGGAGGCGGAGATGGAACCGAAGCCGGGACCGGAGAAGGACTGCGCGGGTTTCACCGTGAGACCCACGATCTTGCTACGGGCCGGCAGGGCGAGAACCGGGATTTCGAGGCGACCGGATGCGGCCTGGAAGGCGGCGTCGGTGTAGTTCAGGGTGACCTTGGTGAACTTGGGCACAAGGGCGAAGCGGGCGTCGACCGAGAGCGAGCTGGACATCGTGGAAACGGTGGCCTGCAAGGTCACGAAGTCGGTCTGGTTGGTCTTGAGGGCCAGGGCGGTGGTCACATCGGCAGCGACTGCCTTGGTGGCGCAGGTGGCGTCCTGGGCGGCATCTTTCGCGGCCTGGGTCGTCTGATAGGCGGAGAAGTCGGCCTGGGTGGCCTTCAGGCCATCGGAGGTTGCCAGGGTGGCGACGTTGGTCTCGAGCGAGCTGGCGCGACCTTCGAGAGCGGTGGCGCGGCCGGCGACGGCGGTCACCGTGGCGGCAATGGCGGTGTCCTGGCCATCCACGTAGGTCTTGTCGGCCTTGGTGGATTCCAGGGAGGTGAGACGTCCGTCCTGCTCGGTGTTCTTGGACTGCACACCGGAGATGGCGGATTCCGCAGTGGTCATGCGGGTGCCCATGGCGTTGTCAGCCGCATCCACATAGGTCTTGGCGGCCAGCGGGGCAATGGCGGTGGCGATGTCAGTCGTGACCTGGGTCTTGTCGGCCTTCAGGTTCAGAGCCGTGTTCATGCTGGACGCATCGGCCTTCAGCGAGAGCTGGGTGTCGACGTAGGTCAGGCTGGCCTTGGTTGCCAGGCTGTTGGTAACGTCATCGGCATTGGCCTTGAGGGCGATGGTGGTATCCTGCGCGGCATTCTGCGCGTCCACATAGACCTTGGTGGCCATGGTGGTCTGGATGGTGCCGATGTTGCCTTCAGCGGAGGTCACGCGAGCCGTCAGGTTAGTGACGTTGGTGTTGGTCGAATTCAACGAACTCTGCTCGGCCTTGCTGCTGACCGCCAGGTCTTCCGCAGACTTGTCGGACAGGTAGGTCGCCTTGTCCATCTTGCTGCTGTTGAGATCGGCAATAGCATTGGTGTTGGTCACGTCGTCGCCCTGCAGGGTGACTACGGCCGTATGCAGGCTGTTCAGGGTCACGCCCGAGCCGCCGCCGAGAATGCCGTCGATGCGCAAGCCGAGAGCCGTGTCCTGAGCGTCCACATAGGTCAGATTGGCCTTGGTGGAACCCAAGCTGGAAATCTGCGAGTCCTGCGTGACGTCCTTCGCCTGGATGGCATCGATGTCGGTCTCCGCGGTGGTCAGGCGTCCGTCGAGGGCGCTATCGGCCGCATTCATGGAGACGATGGTGGCCTTCGCGTCCAGAGCGGTGTTCATCGCGGCGGTCGTTGCCAGGGGCGCGATGCCAGCGGCGATATCGATCGCCACCTGGGTCTTGTCCGCCTTGTTGGCGGTCAGGTCGGTGATGTTGCCTTGCGCTACGGCAAACTCGGACTGCAGGGCCTTGGCGGGCGCGCCTTCGAGAGCGGTCACGCGGCCGGCGATGGCGGAGACTTCACCGTTGGTCAGGTCTCCGATCGCGGTGTTGATGGCGGCGACTTCGCTGTTCAGGGTGTCCACCGCGGTCTGCGGGGCCTTGAGGGCGACGGCAGTATTGGTGGCGTCGAGGGCAGTCTGGGAGGCCTTGGTGGCCACCGCGGCATTGGTCAGGTCGAGAGAAGCCTGGCTGGCCTTGCTGGTCAGCGCGGCTTGCAGGCCATCGACCGAGGTAACGTCCAGGGTTACCAGCTCGTACTGGTTGCTGCTGGAGCTGAAGCGCAGGACAGCCTTGTCGCTGGGAGACGCGGCGGAGATGGCCACACCCTGCAACTTGACCGTCTTCTGGTTGGTCACCGTGCCGGTGCAATCGCCACCCACGTTCGTCGCCTGGACGCGCGCGGTGGTGAAATACTGGTTGGTGACGCCTTCGGCCACGTCGTCGGTGGACAGAACGAGCACGCCCGTCTTGCCATTGACGCTCAGCACGCTCTGGGGCGGAACCAGGAGTTCGGTCCAGTCGGTCGCGGTGCCGGTGTTGCCTCCGTTGTGGATGTAGGTCTTGCTGACATCCGTCCGCAGTGCCACGTCACCCGACTGAGTCGTGGTGGCAAGCGCCAGCATCTCGGCCAGGCTGTTGACCACGTGCACGTCGGTCAGGGACAGTTCGGGGATCTGGTCGCGGGTGAGTTTACCGTCGGAGCCCAGGCTGGCGAGGCCGGAGGCCGCACCTTTCTGAACTGCAATTCTCGCGTCCGCAATGGCAGCGGTAGCGTCCTGGAAATCCAGGACTTCGGCCGAGGATACGGTCGGATCCATGGGTTTCCACTGCGAGGACGTACCGTCCCAACGCAGCATCTGCCCGGCTGCCGGGGCAGCGTTGCTGACCATCCGACCTGCCAGGTTTAGTACCTTATTTTTCACTTCACTGAACATGCAATTGTCCTTTCGAAACTAAGATCTACGGCAAAACGAGATACGTGACCCAGATGATGACCGAGCCCTGCTTGAGGAACGATCCAAGTCCGTCCCCAAAGATCGAATCGGCGTTGAATACCGCCGTTACACCATGCCCATCCATCGTGGGCGACTGATACTGCGTCGAATCGCTGAAGTTCTTCGGGTCGGGCAGCGAAATAAGCTGAAAGCCCGAAGCGTAAAAGTCGTCTACAAACCAGCCGTTCTCCACCGAACCGATGGAGCAGAGCAGCGAGCCCATACCGGTGCCACTCCAGGAAGTGGTGTTTTGCATGGTCACGCCGATGACCTTCGCCAGAGGCGGCAGGTTGAGCAGCAGAACGCGCGCGGTCACATCGCGCACATAGAGCGCCATGTCCCCGAAGTAGACCTGGAACCGGCGGGTCACCTGGGTCGAGCCCTGGCTGGGTACGATAACTCCGCCGCCCGCTACGGCGCCGATCTCCTCCGCGGTGACTTTGTAGTTCTTGCCGCCGCGCGCCAGCACAAAGTTGTCAGTCGGTTGAACTGGTCCTGACAGAGGAAGTTCGCTGATCTTTTTATTGGCCATTGCTATTCCTGCATGAGGTGGCCTGTGCCATCTTCGAGCAGGATGTCACCTCCATCCTCAAGAAGTAATTTGAAGAACACCGGCAGATACCGGCTGAGAATTCTGATGCGATTGAACAGGGTCGGCATTAGAAGATCCCCACGATGTTCTGCGCCGTGGTGCCGGTGGCGAAGATCTTCACGATCGAAAGGGTGAAGGGATAGATGACGCCTTCAGCCAGGCCGACCATGGTGATGATCTCGCCTGCCTCTGTCTCGAACTTCACGTCGCCCGTGCCGCCGATGTAGAACTGCGAGATGTAGGTGGGCAGCAGATCCGTGTCGCTGGGCGTAATCTCAAAGATCCCCGAATCGGAGTTGGCGGCGTAGCCGCGCTCCACTACATCGGGCAACTGCTTGAACATGTTGATGCCCCAGATGCAGTGCGTGTTGGGAAAGTGTGCCGGAGGCGGCACCGGGAACCCGCTGGTATCCTGGCCGGCCGCGGCAACCACGGGGTCCGGTACCGGAGGGAAGAACCCATCGGGATAGGCAGGAAGCCCGAGCACTGCGCCTCTTGCGAGTTGGTCAAATCCGTTGTCGTTCGCCATTCGAGTCTCCTACCGCATCAACGCGGCTTCCCGCCCCAGGTACGAACGCGCCGCCTGGTGCGTCGAGCCCATCTCCCGAATCGCCGACATGCGCCAGGCGCGCGACGTTTCGGTATCGCCAGAATCTCCGCCCATCTCCAGGCGCCGGGTCTGCCGGTCGAACCCCTGCAGGGTCCGCATCGAACGGAACACGCTCTTGCGCAGCCACTCGTTGGGCTCGGTAGTGAGCAGCACGGTGCCGACCAGCAAGCCGATCGGGCCGCCCACCGTGGGCAGCACCAACTTCAAGGCCGCGCCGGCCGCGCTGGCCATCCACGGGAAGGTGGCGATGCCCACCGTACCGGAGGTCAGTTCCGCGAGCTTCTCGCCGCGCTGCCGCTTGGCAGCCGAGTAAGCCACCAGGGGCATCAGCACCTTGGCGTTCTGCTGCATGCCGGGTAGATCGTCCAGAACGCCCATAGCTGCCCAGGGGTCGTTCGCCATGGCGCGCGCGGTGTTGCCTACGAAGCCTGCGAAAGCGTGCATCATCCGTGTCTTGCTCCGTGAGAGCCCAGCACAACATCGCCGTGCGCTCCGATGTTCTTCACCCGGTCCTGAATTCCGCTATCCGGCGCCGACCCAAGGTCGTACGCGTCATAGCCGCTTTCGGACCCGGCGTTATAGGAAGCCTCGGTCACATGATCGTGGTTGGACAGCGTCGCGCCGGCTACGAAGGCCAACGCTGACAGGCCGGCGATAAAGGCCAGCTTGCCGCCGGGACGGCTCACAGCCTGTCCCGCATTGCGCGTCTTGCCCATGAACGTCTTGGGCATGAACTTGGGGTAATGCATCGTTCCCCATTCCTTGTACACGTGGGCGCCGCCGATCAGGCTGCGCGCCGCAATGCCGATGCCCCCACCGATTGCGGCGCCCTGCATGCGGTGGTCTTCTCCGGCCACCGAAGCGCCGATCACGGCGCCCAGCCCGGTGAACACGCCGCGCGTTCCGTAAGCGTGGAACGTCGCCGCCAGAGGCCCCATCCCGGCCTTGGTCAGACCGGTGTACGGATTCTTCACGGCCTTAGTCAGGTCCGCGTATTTCGAACTCATCGACGAGAAATATGAGGTCCCGCCGTGCAAGCCCAGCCGGCCGGTCTTCTTGGCCGCCGAGTAGATCGCCGAAGATCCGATCCCGGCGACGATCCCCAGGGCGGCTCCCGGTGCGAGCCTGTCCCCGATGGGCCGGTCCTTGTCTCCAAAGGCCCCCATGCCGACCGCGCCGGCGGCCGCTCCGAGCCAGATCTTGTCGGTCAGAATCATTAACCGCGCGCACCCCAGGCGTCTTTGAAGGTCGACATCCGAAGATTACTGGCCATCGTGCGCGGGGTCTTGAACATCGAGTACCCATGCCCGGCGGCTGCGCCTACCGCGGCGCCACCGATCATATTCTTGGCGTAGCCGCCAGGGCCGTCGCCTTCGTAGTAGGACTTCGCCCCGCCGGCGACAGCGCCGACTCCCGCGCCGACTCCCAGACGCGCGCCGTAGCCCTTCTGAAACGTTTCCGGACCAATCTCTTTGGCGCCGGCCCACAAGCTCTTGAAGAAGCTGCCGCCGTTCGCCTTGTAGGCGTCCGAGTAGGCTCCGCGCACTGCGTTGACGCCGTCGCTCGTCAGGCCGCCGCGCAGAATGTCCTTACCCGCCTGCCTGCCCAGGACCTTGGCGGTTCCCCAGGCGCCGAGCTTCTCGCCACCGGCCAGCGCAGTAGCCGCCGACTTTTCGAGAACCATCGCGGCTTCCGTGCCCTTGAGCATGCCACCCATGGCATTCTTTGCAATGTTGCCCGCCATCTTCACGAAACCAGCCATGTCTGTGCCTCATACGCTGGGTAGTATAGGAGTCAAATGGACTTGGACATCGATCTCGAACCGCGGCGGGAAGATTTTCTGCGGGGAAGGCTGGTGGCAGTACTGGTGCCCTCACCGGACCGCATCACGGCGGTGGCGCGCGCCGAGCTTTCCGCCAGGGAGGGGAGCCTACGCGGAAGCGTCGGCCGTGGTGCTTTGTTGGATTGGAAGCCGGACCACATCCTACTTCCCCTTGTGGACCGGCGTGACCTTCTTGCCGTTGGGGAACTTCCAGGGCTTGAGCTTGAGACCGGGCGGGGGCGCGGTGTTGCCGATCGGACGGAGGATCAGGGGGCCGAGGAACAGCGGGCCTGCGAGTGGATTGGATTTGGCCATATCAACTGGGTAGTATTGGTCAACAGCGCATCTCCGCCTCGTCGGCAATATCCAGGAAGATCTGCGCCAGGGCGCGCGCTGTCGCCGGGGAAACGGTCAGACCGGGCACCAGCACACCCTCTTCGTCCTCTATCACAAAAGGATCCGCCAGGAGGACCGCGATCAGCGGCGATCCATCCATGGCGGGTTCTGCATTCACGGAGATGAGCAAGTTGGGCATGACGCCTTTACGGCAGGACCGGAATGAACTGCATGTCCTTGTTGAAGCGCAGGACGAAGCCTGATAGGGCCTTAACAGGCATCGTGACGCGGATCACGCCCTTGATACCAGCCAGGTTGGGCTCGTTGACCACGAAGCAGTGCGAGCAGTACGATTTGTCTTTTCATAATAGGCCTCTGGGGTCGTTTAGAACTTTCCGGTGTGCACAAAGCGCGACAGGTTGATGTCCGTGCGCCCCGTGACCGCGTCCTGGATCACGCGGGTGTAGCCTTTGCACCAGGGTCGCGGCGTGATGATCCTGGCGTTGCCAACATAGGACTCGAGGTTGCACAGGCAGCCCATTTCAAAGCACCAGGTGCCGTAATCCCCGAATACCGTGCCCGCCTGATGGGTGTGCGCCTGGCCGACGCAGCGGTAACCCTTCACCAGACCCATGGGTTCGGCAAAGGACTTGAGCCAGTGGTTGAAGTTCGTGGAAGCGCGGTTGGCGATCTTCGAATAGATCTCGGCGTGGCCGGCTACGAAGTCGCCGAACTGGTAGAAGAAGCTGAACTCCGCGTTCTCGCACTGCACGGGTTTGAGGATCTCCACATTGGGCAGGCCCTTAGCCATGAATGCCAACGGGGAGGCAAAGCCGGGGTTCATGTAATCCAGAGCGGACAGCATCTCCGGCGTCATGCCCTTGTCGAGCACCAGCCATTTGAGGAAGCGCGCGTCGTGGTTGCCGCCGAACAGTTTGATCGAAGGGAAGGCCTCGCTCAGCAGGCGCAGCACCTTCACCGCGGTGATGATCTCCTCTTTGGCGGTGTGGCTCTGGGCGAACTTGGGGAAACGCGACCAGGCGAACATGGTGGCGAAGTCGCCGGCGATCACCAGCTCGTCGGTATCGGCGGCCTCGTTGGCGATCAGTTGACGGATCGAATCCTCGTCATGATCGGGCACATGCAGATCGTTGATGATCACGGTCTTGCGGGTTTCCCCGGCGGGTAGGGCAAGACGCACGATGGGGTCGCCGGTCCAGCCGATCCATTCGCGGAAAACTTCAAAGGCCTCGTCGCAGTCGCCTGCCGGGGAGAAGCCTGGCGCCATCATGGCGGGGTGGAACAGGTTGTTGCGTTCCACAAAGTCGCGGTCCTGGCTATCGCTAGCCAGGGTGCTGGAAGAGAGCGGTCGCAACTCCTCGGGGCAGTGCAGATCTTCGGAGCGGTCCATCGGACGGGTAATAGCCTGCGGTCTGCGTGTATTGACGGACAGTCCGTCAATAACCGTTCCAGAGTTACGTTTGAACGTTACTTGCATGCGACCTCTCTTCTTATAGATGTCTGCACGCAAACCTTGGCGGGTCTGCGTGCCGGGGTAACGGTGTGGCTGCACCGTCGTGGGGAGACTGGTTAAACATCGATGACCTCGCCCCGCATGGCGCGGCGGAGCCGGTCGTTGGCTTCGGACTGTTTGCTGGACAGGTCCTTACCGCCGCCCTGCTTGGTCAAGCCCAGGGACTTCTTGCGGCGAGTCTGGGCCTCGGGAGTGAGCTCGAGGTCCTTCAAAATCATGCGGCGCTGGGTGATCAGTGTGTCCATGCGCAAAGCGTTGGCGTGGATCACGTCTTCCCAGCACAGGGGAACGCCGGTGTTGGCGTCTACGTCGCGCACCGCGCGCGCGGTCAGCATGGCGTTCTGCGCGTCGCTCAGGATCATGTTGCAGCGCCGCTCGTGAAGGTCGATCGTGACCAGGGACTGGAGCATGCTGCGTTCACTTTCCAAGATGTCTTTCAGGGTACGGCCCATCTCGCCCATCCAGGCCAGCATGCGGTCGATGGCGTACTGCTGCTCCCAGGGGCACCGCTGGCCGATTGGCTCCTTGGCGATCTGTGCCAGCATGCAGACGCTGCGGAAGGGCTTGGGGCAGCTCTTGGCGCACATCATGGGCGTGGACGCGGCCGGGCCGAGAACGAGCTGGGCCAACTGGTAGCTGCGGGCCTGCTCCTGCTGCGCCGGGGTCAGCTCGATGGCTGCGATGGGCAGGAGGCTGCTGAGTGTGATCTGGTTCTTTTCGAGGACGGCTAGGAATACGTCCATCTCGGACGGCTTCTCGCCAGGAACGGGGACTGGCGCCTTGTTGACGACGCTGACTTCGGTGCTGAACATTTCGTTGTTAGGCAGCGCCATAGGCTCATTTCATGGGTAGTATAGCTGCGCGTACACGTTCTCACCGGCCATTTCCGATACTTCGGAGCATTCGGGGGCGACGATGTCCAGGAATTGCTGGATGGAACGCACCCGCCAGGCGCATTCCTCGTGGCGATTCCAGGGACGGTCGATCAGGAAAGCCTCAATGCCGGCGGCGCGCATATGCTCCACCGTCCCGGCGTTGTCGTCGATGTGATACTGCACGCCGCGATGAATCAGCTCGCGGACCTTGTCGCGCGCGCTGAAGCAGGTGCCTCGATAGCCGGTAATGGCGTAGGAATCGCGGGTGTCCTGTCCGGCCCAGGAGCCTTCCAGCCAGGCCAGGGACTGCGCATCCACGTCCAGGGCATAGTCGCCCTTCTCGCTGGTGGGATAGGGCCGGGTAGCCAGGAACCCGCCGAGGAAGCGCTGCCCTTCAATGCAGTACTTGATCAGTTCGATGTCTTCCGGATCGAACGGCTCGATCATCGTATAGTAGTCGGGCGTGGCCAGGGCCGTTTCTTTAATCTGCGTCATACGCGCCCGTGGGATCTGCCGCGGACCGCTGTGGTCTTCTTTGGAGAGGCAGAAGGCGGATCGGCAGGCGCCGCACTTCTGGTTGCAGGAGACGCCATGCCAGTCGTAGACGCGTGTTGGATCCAGCTCGGTCGCCAGGTCCAGCCAGCACTGGTAAGTGTTGCAGAGCGTGCCGTCCATGTCGAAGCTGACTACAGGTATGGCGCGAACCTTAGGCTGCAGACGGGACGGAACTTCCAGGCGGGGCATGCGGGAGCTCTTGTTCCGGCAACGGGTCACGTCCGTCCAGGTGCCCACGTACCCAAGTACGATGCCGGCGGCGTTGTAGATGGGACTGCCCGCCGCGGCGATGTCCAGGGTGCCGGCGGGGGTTTCAAACCGGATGTTCACCTGAAAAGGACGCGGATCGTCGAGGATCGCTTGCTTCTCGGTTCGGAAGCGGTCCAGGTCTTCCGGGTGGATCACCTCGTTCCAACCAGCTCCGGAGAAATGGCTAAGAGGGTGGCCGGTAAGCTCCTCAAGATTCGAGCTGGCAAAAGTGAGCCGGCCTTCCGGGTCGGCGGTCCACATCACGGTCACGCCCAGGGCTGCATCCGACATACGTTAAGGTTCCCCTTTTCATAAACTTGGACTGTGCCGAGCCCCTATAAGGTCCGGAAGAATCTGATGTATTAAATTAAAAGACACCCAATTTGACGGCTTGAAATAATTCTAATTGCCCACGGCGCGTTTTTCAAGGGTACCGGATCAATTTATCCGATTTATTTTCATTCTTTATGCGCCTGCAATCAAACGACTTAGTACATCCGGCTTACTAGTAACCAGTCGTCCCTAAAACTTAGTAGTATCAGTTTGTGGGGGTACTGACATTGGTACTAGTGACGGTCGGAAAACTCCACAAATGACCCGACGATAGGATACGGCCCATCCAATACCGGAGTAGAGGGCACCCTACCAACGGGGTACATCACGGGAAGCTGTCCCCGGCGCAAGAACTCTCGTGTGGCCAGATGCGTCACCTGGGCCATGACCGCCAGGAGGTCTTCGATCTTTCCGTCCTGGGAGAATGCCTTCAGCCTGTCCAGCAGGATGGGCAGGGCGATCTGCTCCACATCCACCGGACGGTCGTAGCTGACATACCCGCACCATGGCTCGCCGGTTTCCGCCTGGGCGGCCATGTACTGGGTGAGCTGCTCTATCACCGCGGGCAGGTACTCCAACTGGCCGAAGACGGTCAGGAAGTGCGCCTCGCGCGCCGGAGGGCACATGCCTCTCTCCCCGATCACCTTGCCTAGTTCGTCCCACAGAGTTGAGCTCATACCTGAAGTGTATATGACTTACTGTCCGTCAGCAAGGGTACCATTTCAGTATTTCAGGCTTTATTTTCTGCTTACCCACCACCAGGCCTCTCCAAGATCAAGAGGTTGGTGAGCGGGGGACTGCTTCCTGTCGGTAGGGGTGCCGACAGGCACACCTACGGCTACTGCCGTAGGTCGCTTGTTGAATCCCGATCAGGAGGCCGGAGCCGCGTAAGGACAGATCCTGGGCGGGTTCGAGCTTAGGTTTCCCGCCAACCTACCTGATAGTCACCCCGCTGGCTTAGCTCCCTTACGGGGGCGCTGGCCCTATCGATCCGGGGATCACGGTCGGCCTAGAGTTTCCGCGTTTCGCTTCGCCGTCGGGAGTGTGCATACCCGGACATCGGCATCCTCTGAGCTGTTCCATCGCCACCAGGTACCAGTCCCGCCCCCAGAATTGAGGCAAGCTGAACCCTTGATAAATCCGCTCTCCCAGGTTGGCCGTGTTTTCCGCGCTCACCTATCCGGGGGCTCAATGACGATAGATCCAGGTTCCGTCTACTGCAACCGGCGGCCCTTTAGAGCCGCAGACCAACAGTAACTGACAACGAGTCAGGAATCAAGGGTACCCTTTTCAAAAAGATGGGAAGAGGGCTTGTATAAGCCCCTCTTATATTAGTGTTTGGAGGTAAGTTCGGAAAGGGACTGCGCGCCGGCCGGTTCTTCGCCGATCTGGTCGGGCGCGGTAGGAGGGTGCTCTCCTACCCAGCGCGCCTTCTGCTTGAGCGCGGCGGCTTTCTTGGTCTTGGAGATGGCTGCCCGGTGGGCTTCGGACAATGGTTTGCCGGAGGCCTTCCGGCGTTTGGGCGGCTCGGCCACAGCCTCCGCGGAGCCAGCTCCGACGGTGTAGCCTTTGGAAGCCTGCAGCTCGTGGATCTTGGCCTGTACCTGATCCTTCAGAGCAGTTAGAGCCAGCAACCCGCCTTCAATGACGGTCATGTTGATGGCGCGTTCGATGAACTCGGCGAATGGATCTTGTTCCTTAGCCAGATGGGTACCCTCAGACCCATCCTACACGCAAGGGTACCCTTTTGCAACTAACTTCGGGTTATCTGAAACTGAACGCGGCACCCGCGCCCAACACGAACCCATGCACCCTGCTGTACCCTATCTGGACATAATGCAGTCCGTTGGTGAGCTGCAGACCCGCGGTCCGGTCCCAGCCGCCGTAGTTGCCATAGGCGCTCAGGATGCCCACGACCTTCACACGTACCCCAGAGTCCCAGAAGTTGCCGGGAGCGGCGTAGGCGTACACCAGGTCCTTGTAGCCGGCTCCCAGGATGGCCCGGCCGCCCAGGCGCTCCGCGCTGGAATAGATTCCTTCGAGGGCGCCAGTGACGTCGATCTGGCCAATCTTGGCGGTCAGGACGGACGTCTTGAGTCCGATGGTCGTGCGGTCGCCGGAGTAGGAGAAGTTCAGGGCGGTGTTGTAGCCGACGCCTAAGGTCGCGGCGGCGCCGAAGTCAGGAGAGTAGAAGTTGACCGATCCGGTGGCTGCATACACAGCCTCGGAGGGCTTGGGAAAGGGTCCGTTGTCGGCCGCAAAGGCCGCGGAGACGAAGCAAAGGGCAAGAACTGCAATTAGTCTCTTCATGCCCCTGGTTAGTATGGGGAGAAATCAACCCAGGTGGAAGACTTTGGAGATTGCAATGCCGGCGATCGTGCCAAAGCCGCCGCCAATTACGTACCCCGCCAGGCCCCAGCGCGACTTCTTGTCGCTGTCGGCGACAAGCTTGATGGTGAAGAACCCGCTGAAACCAATCAGCAGATCGCTGCCCACCGCCTCGGGGATCTTGCCCAGGGCGATCATGCGGTAGTTGTAGGTCACGATGCAGTAATTGAAAAGCTGCAGGCAGAAGAAGGTGACGAAGTCCTTGAGCTGCTGCCTGTAGGGCAGATGGATTGGGAGGTCATCCAGGTGGCCAATGAGCGTCATGACTTCATCCAGGTGACGGCATAGTTCAGCATGGCCGCGCCGGCCCAGTACATAGTCATCTTCCAGTCGCGCTGGAAGGTGCAGATGACGGCGGCGCCGGCATTGAGGCCGATCAGGACGGTCGGGAATATCTTGTCGGGCGGTATCGTCATTTAATCAGCTCCTGGTAGGTCCGCAGGCGGCCCAGCCGGGCATCGGCCGCGGCATACTGTGCCGGTTCCTGAATACAGCGCAGCCGGTACAGGGTGAACCAAATCTCGACTTGTAGGGCGGACTGGCGTGGATCATCCATGTGCTTGAGTAGTATTGGGAGATCAGGACCCTAAGGTCGCGCCAGGCTTTCCCAGTCGACGACGACCTCAGGCAGTTCATGGGGCAGCAGAGTCGGCCGTTTTACCGGCGCGCACTGCATGTCCATGCTGAACTGGCAGGCGGCGCAGGTCATGTGCAGATGCTCTTCCTGCAGGATGTGGGTGCCAAAGCGGTACCCGCTGAAGAAACGGCGCCTGACGCGCGCCGCAACTGTCCGGTAGGTCCGATAGACGGGCTTCATGCGCTTGTCGCTCTGGCACTTCGGACAGCGCGGGCTGTCCTTGAACGGCACCAGATCTGGAGATTCGGGTTGATAGTAGGAAGCCATAATTACCTCGATGGAAAAGCGACTGGCGGCGACCGGGTAACATGTATTTCCGGCTCCCGCCGCCAGGCGTGGTGTTGCGCCGCAGTCTCCGAAGAGAATCTGGTCGGCGTCTTATGTGTGCTCTCCGTCCTTTCTGGGCATGTGCTTTTGGCAGCGGAGACCTCGCCACCCAGCGATACTATCGCTGGGGAACTCATTATGCGTCCAGGATTTCGGCGATGACGGCCGGATCGAGACCGCAGCCTTCCGGGCACTGCCCAGCCAGCTCTTCGAGCAGGTTCAACTTCATGGCGTTGGTCATCTCGGCCGTGGGCGCGCCGTTCTTCTCCATGCAGCGCACCGCAAGGGCACCGATGCGGCGGACTTCTCCGAGCGGGTTGTCGCAGAAGCCGGCGCCGGCGCGGGACTCGTTGAAAGACGCGCGCAGGTCTTCCACGGCGCTCTCGAAGGCCAGGATGTACTCGGCCAGGGTGTCGGGCTCATCGCTCACTTCGTAGCCCAGACGCTGACATTCGATCTCGCTGGCGATGGCATCGTAGGCCAGCTCCTGGTCGGAGGGCGGCATGGCGGCCAACGGGCCAGGGGTCTCTTCCACGGCGGCCGGTTCCTGCGGCGGCTCGGGAACGCCGGCGTCGGGAATGAGCGGCTCGGGCTCGGCGACCGGGGGTTTGGGGAACGAACTCGTTGCCGTGCCGGCGGTCTTCTTCTGCGGTGCGGTCTTCTTAGACATGGAGTTGGTCCTCTGCGGGTATGGGTTCGATCGTCACCTTGCGATCCACGCCGGTGAGGTCCACCCACTTGATACCGGCCTTGCCGGGTCCGCCGAGCTGGATCGTCCAGCCTGGCGCAATCAGCTTACGGGCGACGCCGGAGGCCATGACCTGCCGGATCTTCTCGAAAGCTACATTCTGCACATCGCCGGCGGCCGCCTGGAAGACAGCCAGGACCTCGGCGTGAAAGGGAGTGGGTAGCAGTTCACTTCCCATTGGAAACCTCGACTTCTTCGATCCCACCCAAGGAGCACATGACGTCCTTGGCATACGACACCAGGGCGCCGCCGACCCCATCGGGGTTGAGGCCTAGGTCGGTGATGGCCTGGCGCGCGGGTTCGCTCAGGCCCTCGTCGGGCACTTCTACGGCGGTGATCTCGATCCGCGTCCCCGGGTTGAGCCCGTAGCGGATGGCGAGCGGGGCGTTCTCGCCCATGATGACCAGCTTCAACTGATCGCCGGCTGAGTCCCAGACGCAGGAGACGATCGTCAGGTCCGCCAGGGCGGGTAGCCAGTTGCGCAGGAGCGCGCCGGGAATGGTGACCTGGCCGTGTTCGATCTGCTCGACCTGCTCTTCCAGGAACTTGCGCACCACCGGGTCCTGGTCCAGGCGCATGCCGGCCAGCAGGCCCAGGCGGAAGCTGTCGTCCTGCACCTGGTTCAGCGCGGCGGCAATGGGACCGGCGTTAGGCAGGTTCTGCTTATTGCAGGCGGCGCCGGCAATAGTGAGGAGCTGGTGCCCATACTGCATGAACACCTGGGCACCGAACATGGCGATCTTGTCGGCGTCGATGCGGGTCATATTGGAGTTCCTTCGGAGTAGTCGTGCGCCGAGTTCGCGCGTGCTAAGCGAGCGCGCGCTGCCGAGGGGCGGTAACGCTGCACAACCGGTCCCGGGTCCGGCAGGTTGTAGGTGGCGGTAATGACCGGAGCCACACAACCCTCGTGGACCGGATAGAGATCCGGATGGGAGAAGAGCAGGGTGACGGTGCTGCCCTGGAACGGGTCGTGCTTGGCGCCGATCAAATTCCAAGCCGGCGGAATGTTCAGAACGGCCTTGAGCTGTTCCTGGGAGATCTGGATGGCAGCCTCGTGGCGTTTCCGAGGCATCTGTGGCAGGGATGCGCCGGGGTTGAATTCCTCGCGCGGCTGCCGCGCGGCGCCTTCCGCCTGGGTACGGCGCTCGCTCTCGTCGCAGTTGCACCGCTCGGTATGCACGACCACGCCGTCCCGGGAGGGATTGGCACAGCCGGCGCAGCACCGGTTGCCGAAGGTGTAGTGCTGGCGGTTGCAACCCGGGGTTACGCAGGGGGTGCTCACTGGAGGGTCACCGTCGGCGATCCGCCGGTAGTGGCTCGCGCGCGCGCCTGTTTCGCCATGTCGGCGACGCCTGCGCCCACGCCCAGGGCGAAGAGGCGCACCATCATGCTGTTGATGAAGGGGCCGAGACGGCGGATGTCATCCTTGCTCACCACATCGGTGGGAAACTCGTTGGCCGCTTCGGCGACGCACTCATACATCTGGGCGTCGTACTCGGCCAGCAGCCGGTCCGCAAAGGCCTCGCAGCCATTGATCTCCGCGGCCGTGGGTTGATTGGGCTGGCCAGGCGTGGGGTGTTGCTCTTCGACTTCGATAAAGCTGTCCTTCATAACTCCTCCTCTTGAAACTTGGCGGGGCGGATGGGGCTCGAACCCACGACCGCCGGCTTGACAAGCCGATGCTCTGCCAACTGAGCTACCACCCCGCGAACCGTTAGTACTCGATCACGAACCGGTGCTGCGGACGCTCCGGTGCGAGTATGGTGATCGGCTTGTGGCCGCCACCCTTGCTGATCACGACGCCCGGCAGGCCATCGATAAACTTGGCCTCGATCTTCAGGCCGTGGAAGAGCTGCTCGGCGGGCTTGCGGGTCACGTCGACCACCAGGCGCTGCGGGCCGGAGATGGCGATGACCTGGGGAGTCGGCGCGCCGGGGGCGGCGGGTTGCGGAATGGAGCCGGCCAGCACCGGTATGATAGGCGTCATCATGGTTGGCCGGGTACGGACGGCTTTCGGAGCCGCCGGCGGCTTGGGAGCAACCACAGGCGTAACCACCGGCGCAACCTCTATGGGAGGGGCGGGTAGTACCGGCGCGGCGTCGACTTCTACTTCGGGCTTTACTTCTTCGTTCTCGGTTGGCATTTGTCCCTCTTCTTGAAATCGTTCTTCTTGGGGAAGTAGTCCCCGTCGCCCATGTCGCGCTCGACATGGTGGACCTCAACTCCCAGGTCCTTCAGGATGGCTTCGAGAGCCTGGCTGCGGCTGTGGCCTCCGCTGAGGGCAACAATGCAGTTGCCCTCTTTGCTGGCGGCAATCGTCCAGTCGCCTTCTACGGAGCTTATGATCGAGTAGCGTTTGGTGGCCATCACAGATCTCCCGGGCCCTTGGGGCCTTTCAGGTTGGACAGCATGACTACCAGACCGAATGCCAGGATCAGCCAGATGACGGCATTGACGTGGGGCGGCGGCATGGTTAGGTCTCCACCACCACGGCGGCGACGTTGAAGCGCAGGAGCTCCTGCAGCACGCGCTCGGTGTTGTCGATGAACAGGTCGGTCTCGGCGGGGAGACCCTGCTTGATGTGCTGCAGCTCCCAGACGGTGATGATCTTGGATTCGAACTCCCGCTTCATCGCCGCGGTGAAGGGCCACTGGTGCTCTTTGTAGAACTCGGCAATGACCTCCACCACCTGCGGCCGCTGGCTGGGGTGCGAGATCAGGATGGCCTTCTGCTTGTTGGCGTGGCCCAGGAACGCCCAGGCCAGTTTGCGGGTACGGCCTGTCCCGCGCTTGCCGTCGATGATTCTCAGCATGGGTACTCCGGCATCAGCTCGTGGGCTGTGTAGACGTTGACCGGGCCGCCGGGCTTGCCTTGGAAGCCGATCTGGCAGGTCGGGCCGCCGAACTGAAAGATGAAGTCCATGCAGTTGCCGCAAGGGGTGAACTTCTCCCGCTCGGCGGCAACCAGGATGGCCTGGATCTTCTTGGCGCCGTGGGCGATGGCATTGGCGATCGCGGTGCGCTCGGCGTGGATCGAAGACGCCTTCCACAGGTCCTCGATGTTGCAACCGCCGTAGATCTGCTGCAGTTGGTCGTCGCTGGTGACCAGGGCCGCCGCGCCGACCTTGGTGCGCACGGCGACGGCGTGTTCGCGGGTAGCCCAGGCCTTGGTGGCCAGAACGGCCCAGCCGGAGCCGGTAAGGTCGGTGTGGGTGATCATTTCAAGGGCTCCCGGGTCGGCCAGTTGTCCGTCGTGCGGATCCAGGTGTCGAAAGAGTGCTTGCACATCCGGGCGATGACGTACGCCGTAAGGGAAGCTGTCAGAGTGCTCAGGAGGATGCAGACGCCGAGGGCTTCCATGGTCAGGCCTCATAGAAGGGTTCGCCGGCGTCCAGGCGGTCCAGACCGTCCAGAACCTGCTTGGAGAGGACGCTGTCCCCTTCCTGGATGCCCTGGGCGTAGTAGTCGGCGGCCACGCGGGCGTGGCAGGCGTCATCGGCGCCATTGTCGAGCCGCAGGACGAAGAACTCGGCGTCGGCGGGAAGAGGGGTGCCGTCTTTACGGCTGATATGGAACTTCTGTCGGAACGTGTCCATTTTGGTTATCCTCGCTGCCGTCTCTCCCGTTTAGGGCTGGCCGGCGCCGGGAACCATGCAGCGCCGGTCAGCGAGGAGCCGGGAGGAGCGGCTCTAGTAGAAGCATACTTGACTGACTGTCAGTACGCAAGGGTACCGGTTTAATTATTTGCAGGTTGCCAAAAAATCGGGAGGTGTGGGGATGGGTCCTACAAAAAGGAGGGGCCGCGCCGCCAAGCGAGGCCCCCAGGAGTTGGAAGGTTGGTTCGGAGAATAGCAGCCAGAACGAGTGGCTCAGACCTCATCATACCTGACTGTCAGTAAGCAGTCAATAGGAAAGAGAGAAAAAGGTAGGGAGCTGCTTTTTGACTGTCAGGTAAGGGATGAGGCGGGTGGGAAGAGGACCTTGGACACGTCCGGGGCATAGGTATCGAGCCAGGCCTTGATCAGCTCCACGGACGGCGCGCCGGTCGCCTCGGCCAGCAGGGTCAGCTTCTCAATGGGAAACCGATGGGTGCCAGCCTCATACTGTGCCACCACGGAGGGCACCGGGATGCCGAGCTGTGTGGCGAGTGAGGCTTGGGACAGGCCGACTCCGGTACGGCAGCCGGCCAGAACCTGCGGGAACGCAGTCCCGGCTACCTTGGCCATAGCAATTCCATTATGCGCAGAATTTACGCGCATGAGGTCCGGAATTCCAAAACTTCTGGGACCGATTCGTCTGGACGGACAGGGATGGGAGGAAGACCCCTTGGGGGCTTGGGATCGGATGCTGACATAGGCGGACTCCCTAATAGTCTTAGCATGTCGCCGACCGATGTTCAATGCAACACACCCGATCCGAAAGGGAAGCTCGGTCACGAGGGCCATTTTGGGCAGTGGTTCAGCACCAGGTCAGTGCACAGGGACCAGGACCCATCGAAACGTTTCGAGGCCACCTGGTCCTGTAGCGACAAGACCCATACAAGGAGATTCATCATGACAACGACATCACGCATCACCCTGACGGCAGCAGAGAAGATTGCATTCAACCGCTTCATGAGTGAAGTGGCACCGAAGCTCGAAGCCAACTCGACTGGCAGCGTGGCTACGCTGACTGCTGAAGAGGTGCTGCTGGCCGTGCAGGGGCTGAGCATCAGTGCGCTGTACAAGGCAGAGGCTGAAGGCCTGACCATCGAAGTGGCCAGGGACATCGTGTTCGGGTCCGTCTATAACGGGTTGGATGCTGCTACGCAGGCACTCTTATTGGAAGCTGTAGAGGTAGCTGTTACTCCTGATACATCTGCTTCTGATTCTCCCACCGCGCCGGGCAACCTGGCCAAGGGTCTCGACCTGATCGGCCAGATCATCACCAAGAGCGGCAGCATCATCTCGAAAGCCTTCAGCGCAGCGTTCTCCAAGGTCAGCTCTATCCTGACCAGCCTGTTCAACTGGAGCGCGGCCCAAGTCAAGGCAGTCGCCACCTACGTGCAGACGGTTACCCTTCCCTGGGCACAGCGTACCAGCATTGCCATCTGGGATTGGACGTCGCAGAGCATCATGACCATCAGCCGTGCGGCCTGGAAGTGCATACGCGCAGTCGCCGGCGCCGTGAAGGCAGTGCTCAACACCATATTCAAGGCTATCCTCAGTGTTCTCACCACTATAGATACTTGCCTGGGCAAGATGATGCCTCCCAGCGCCATCAAGCAAGCCGTGATCCTCACCAAGGCCTGCAACATCACCGCTGCCCACACCGTGATCAGCAGCATCGTCGGCAGCACCTACATCATGGTCGACATCATCACGAAGGCCGACCTCACCCTGCTCAGGGCAGAGATCGCCGGCTGCGGAGACTTCGTATAGGGCGGCGTGTCCCATATAGGCCATCAGGAGACCAATACCATGAAGAACTTCACCTCCATAGGCACCATCATCAGCATGATCCTCGCCGTAGGCATCATCCTGAGCGTCTGCAAGAACTGCTCCTATGAGTTCGGGACTACGTTCCAGCCGCAGAAGACCATCGATTCCGCCATAGCCGGGATTCGGTAGACTTCTTTTACCTCAGGCAGGGTTTCCCTCTACTGGGAAGCCTTGCCTGAGGTAAAAGAAGTCTACCG